TCAAGGTATGTTCCTGCAACAAAATTAAATAAAAACGAAGGTCCAATTGTGGTGCCAATAAAATCGATGCTGATTGAACGCTGTCCTGGATTTGCGAAGACGATGTAGCATTGGCCGTCGGCATTGCCAACGGCGTTCGAGGTGCCGGCAATGTAACCGATTAGGCCAAGATATCGGGCGTCAGGTGCGACGCTTCCAGGGACGGGTGTGTAGGGCACATGCGGCGTGGCCGGCATGCGGAGCCAATCAGTGTTACCCGTTCCGATGGTTGCGATGGGCGAGTCTGGCATGAGCGGAGCATGCATAGCTGGCCAGATAACCCCCCACTGCCCTGGATTAGGACAGAGGCCCACTGTGAGTGGTTCTTCGGCTTTCCGTGGTTCACGGGGGACTCGAAGTAGGATATCGTATCTGGCTACCAGCCTTCCCAGGGATTTGTTAGCTGCTATGGTGGGCAGCCCCTGGGTCGCAACCGTCACGACGCCGTGATCATAGAGATTTGGTGGTCCCTCTGCGCCTGGGTTGCGAATATACAGCGAACTTGAATTCTGTAACTCCGGATCGCACTCGATGCCATGGTGGAGGTTTTGGGACGGGTTGCCGTTCGTCGACCATGCTCCATTTTGGCATTGCGAGATCTCAGTGTACCCTGCCATGTTGGCATTGTACTGTGTGCCGATGGACAATTCTCCTAAGGCCAACTCCTGCGCGTAGTTCGAGGAAGTTGACTCATAACTGATCACCATGCCGACTATCATGTATTCTGAGTACATGGCAGCGGCCCGGGATAGCCAGGGGAAAGTGTGCGCGTCGGCAACCTGAAGGCGAAATTCCTGTTTCGAGAATTTAGATGGATCGCTGGGGCCGATAACGTGGCCAATGACTTCGCGTTTCTGCATTCGCACCGCTGATGTGCCGATGTCGGAGAAGGAGGCCTGATGTAGTGGGTGCACACGCGACCCATGCATTAGGCTGTTGTATTTCACCTCGTAATCACCAATACCGGTGAGATGGGCGAATTTCCTCCCGAGATCTGGCCGTCCGAAGATCGTGCCAACGGCCTCAGCGGTACCTTTCGGTACGCGAGTCTGTAGTGTTTTGACTGCGGAACGGCCAAACTGCACAACTGAGTCGAGATGCTGCTGCCAGCGTCGTTTCTTCTCTTCCTTGGGCAAGACCTTGATCTTGTCCTTTGTCATAAATTGCGTCTTTGTAAGGGGCATGTTTAAGTCACTTGCGGAATGGGGGGAAGGTGGTATTTCACAACTTCATCCCCCCACGCCGCCACCGCGGGGTACGATTTTTAGTATAACGCCAGGTTTCGTGAAACTAGCGTGCCCGAGACCTACCGGGACCGTGGTGTATGTA